ATCAAACATCAAAGTCTGAGATTGATAATATATTAAAAGAAATAGGATTTAAAAACTTAATCTTTACAAATCATATGCATCCGCAATGGATGTTTGTCAGGGCTACAAAATGATAAACGCATATCTCTACTCAGTTAAACAAGAAGATTGTGCTGCTGATAAATGGGATTATGGATTATTAAAAGAAATTTTTGATAAAAATAATATTGAACAAACAAAGGTAGTAGAGTTGCCCAATACAAAAAAGGCTTTTGTTGTTATTCCTGGTCCACAAAATATTGGTCATGAACAAAAAATTAATGAAGAATTAAAAAAAATAAAAAAAGTTGTTTTATTTATAACTGGAGACGAAGAGGGAATTTTTAATATAAATGCAATTAATCACAACAACATAGATATTTGGATTCAATATCCTCATGAAAAACATAAAAAGTATAACAAACTACCAGTTGGAGTTCCGCAACATTTAAAACAAAATTTACCAGAGTATACTGACAAGCAATATGATGTTTATTTTGGCGGACAAATAACACATGTAAGACGAGCACAACTTTCTGAAATTATGCCTACATTAAAAAATTCTTTATATAAGCCAACTAATGGATTTTCTCAAGGTGACACACCAAAAGAATATTATAAAAATTTAATAAGTGCAAAAATATGTCCAGCCCCTGCTGGTGCTGTTGTAATAGATACCTTTAGATTTTATGAAATATTAGAAATGTTGTCAATTCCAATTGCTGATAACAAAAATTCAAAAAATGTTTACATTGATTTTTATAAGCAATTATTTGAAGAAGATATGCCAATAAAAACTGTTTTGGATTGGTATGAACTAAGTGTAATGATTCCAAAATTATTAGAAGAGTACCCAAACAATATGCATAAAGCGGTTGCTTGGTGGATAAAATATAAAAGAGATCTTTCAATTAAGATTATGGGACAAATAAATGCAAAAAAGTGATATAACAATTATAATGGCAACTTCTGTTATTCCAAGCCATCCTAGCACTAATATGATTGAAGAGACCGTAGCATCTATTCGAGCACATTTTCCAGATAATGAAATTATTATGCAAATAGATGGTTTGAGAGAAGAACAAATAAATCGTAAAAACGATTATGATGAGTATAAAAGTCGTATTTTATGGAAATGTTTACATGAATGGCGTAACGTTTTACCAATAATTTTTGACAAACACAGCCATCAAACAAATATGATGCGTGAAACTATACACGAAATTAAAACACCATTGCTTCTTTATGTTGAAGGCGACGCCCCATTAACTCCAGATATTCCAATAGACTGGAATAAGTGTTTGGACATGTTTGAATATAATAAGGCTAATACAATTCGTTTTCATTTTGAAGCGTCAATTCCAGATCCACATAAACACCTTATGTTTGGGGTTGAAGATGGATTTATGAAAACAGCACAGTGGAGCCAAAGACCACATCTAAGTAGAAAAAAATATTATAGACAAGTTGTATTACCAAACTGTATAGAAAATTTTTTTATAGAAGATACATTTCATGGTAAGGTACAGGACGACATATTGCCTTATGATGTTTTTAATGAAGAGGGTTGGGAAAAACATAAACTTTGGATATACCACCCAGAAGGACATATTAAAAGATCTTATCATTTAGATGGTCGTGAAGGTACAAGAAAATTTACAACAGATGATAATGTCTGGGGGTATAAAGAATGAGACTAGGAATTATAGCAAGATGTGATAATACTGGACTTGGTAATCAGACTAGGGAATTAGTTAACATGCTTAATCCTGATAAGATTTTACTTATTGATTCCGCTTTTTTTAATAACAACAAGCAGCATCCTGAGTGGTATAGCGGATATAACGTTCTTAAAACACTTAGAGGAATGCCAAGAACAAAAGAAATACTAGCATTCTTAGAAAATTTAGATGTTGTAATAAGTTGTGAAACTTTTTATAGTGTAGATTTTATTAATCTTGCAAGAGCAAGAAATGTAAAGACTATTCTTCAATACAATTACGAATTGTTTGGCAATATGACAAATCCAGAATGGGCACTGCCTGATGTTTTGCTATCGCCAAGTCTTTGGAATATAGACATAGTCAATAAAAAGTTTGGATCAAAAACAAAACTAATACACCTTCCACCACCAACAGATACATCTTTGTTTGATAATATAAGACAAAATAACTTATCTAAGACACATAAACGCATTCTTCATATTGGTGGTAAAAAGGCAGCCAAGGATAGAAATGGAACTGACACCGTAATAGAAATGCTTAAATATTCTAAAGCAGAATATGAATTAGTTGTTACAACTCAAACTCCATTAGATTTTAATACAAAAGATAAACGCCTAACATTAAGCCAAGATAATGTAAAAAATAGAGAAGACTTATATAATGGATTTGATGCAATGGTATTGCCAAGAAGATATGCTGGGTTATGTTTACCAATGAATGAGGCTTTAATAAGTGGTATGCCAGTCTTTATGACAGATGTTTCCCCTAATAATCAAATACTACCAGAAAAATGGTTGGTAGAATCTAAAAAAATAGGTGAGTTTAAAACCAAATCAATGGTTAATATTTATGAGGCTAATCCAGAAAGATTGGCAAAGATGATTGATAAATATATTGAGGGTGGAAACATAAAAGATTATAAGAATAAGGCTGTAGAAATAGGATTTAATAATTTTTCTGTTGAAGTTTTAAAAGATAAATATTTACAAATTATAAACGAATAAACAGAAAAGCCAGCCTATTTCTAGACTGGCTATCTGATAGAAGATAAATTACTTCTTTGCAGCCTTCTTTGCTGGTGCCTTTGCAGACTTAAGAGCCTTTGCAACTTCAGCAGCATCAGGCAATACGCCAAATGCTTTATCGTTTGGATTAATTGCTCTTAATGCAACAGGTGCAATCGCTGCTACAAGTGCTGCCCATAGATCTTTTGGATCTGTTACGCCAGCCATATATAGTGCAAGACCTGATGCAAGAACTGAGCGACCATATGATGCTAGCATTGCCTTTGTCTTATCGTTTATTAGTTTTTCCATTATTCCTCCTAGGATATAATTTGTGTTAGTATTGTAAAGCCAAGCCATAGTCCAACAATTCCTGCGACTCCCGCAAAAACTGGTGGTGCTGGCACTGGCAATTTGAATGCTGCGAACACGACACCGCACCCAAAACCTGTTATAGTTGATAACAGAATATCTTTCATTCTTTAAAACCCATATCGTCACTTGGATTTGTTGGATGATCTACTGGTGTTGGAGCAGTTGCTAAAGCCCCACACTCATTGCATTGAATATCTAAATGATAGTTAGAAATTGTGTATGTTGCTGGATCAAAACCAACTAAAGCCCTAAAAAGAGTGCCACCACACTCTGGACATGTGCAGGTTGGAATTCCCCTTAAATCAAGCATCTTTACTTATTGTATCTGTTGGCATAAGTTTCTTTAATTCTTTATATTCTTCAGAAATTCTTTTCATAAGATTGTGATATTCGGTTCCTTCATATGTAGAACTGTTCTCATCAAAATTAACAATTTCTGGCTCTACGTTTGATATAAATTTTTCTAAACCTTTTTGAACATCTTCAATGTATGTAAATGCCCAGTCTCTAGAGTCTGAAAGAAATTTAATAAAATTTTCTTTGTGTACATCGTTATCGTTTTTAAATTCAAAGTTATTCTTTTCAACAAAGTCTTGCAAAGATTTATGGGATATAAATAGTTTAGAGAATTCTTGTGTTAGTTTAGACATTCTGTGTAAGACAGACATATAGGCGATAGCAAAAGATAAAGTAAATGTAGCAAGGATTATAACAATAATGTTATTCAAGAATACCTCCATGTCTATAATTGTACTCGCTTATCCTGAGATTGTCAAACTGAGCGGGTAGCGTGAGTTACCCAATAATATAAGCACTTATCACAACAAGGCTTATTATACTCACTAGTAGTGTCTTTGTAGAACTCAGCATAGTAGATAGGGTCTTTACGATACAGGTTAGCCCTATGGGTAATATTAATACGATTTATGTGTGGGCTTGATGATGTTGCCCAGAAAGGCTTCTGAGTACCCCAAATTTCGCCACAGATAGCCTCTAGAGCGTCTATATTGGACTCGTTCTTGTCTGTCTTAATACCCCTTGCCTTAGCCTCTTTAATCATGGTTTTAGCGTATGTCTTGAGTGAATACTCAGCATTCTTCCACATCAATACCGCTGGATGATTGCGCCAAGCACCTGAAGGAGATTGACCAGACAAGACTTTAAGTATTTGATAGGCTTCTAATATCTGTTTATTTAATCTTTTATTATCTAGTATTTCTGCACACTGATCGTAATTTTTGTAAGGTAAAAAGGTTTGCATTATTTTATTGGCTCCCTAGTTACTAGCACAATTGCTCCATTCATTTCTAAAGCCTTCTTTACTTGAACAACATATTTTAACGCTTCTATTTTTTCATCATGAACCATAGTAGCAAATTGTCGTTCATTTAATTTTATCGTAAGAAAGTGTTCGTTGTCAATAACCTGAACCTTAAATCCTTTTGGAGGAAGAATAGAATGAAAGGCTCTACGCATATCGTTTGTATACATTTATTTCTCCATAGTAAGAGACTGCCAAGTTTTTGCCCAACCATCTTTGTTTCTATGATTATTAAACTCTCTTGATATGTCTCCACCTTCTAAATAAATAC